TGCCATTTTTTTAAGTCCGACCGTTATTAGTGGTTATTTATAGTGTTATGGTTATATTTATGGTGCCTGTCTCAGATCCTGAAGGAAAATCATCAGGTGTAACCCTGTACGTTACAGTGTCACTGCCTGTATAACCTGCATCTGGGGTGTAACGAAACTCGCCTGTTGACCCATTAAGGATCTCAATAGTTCCGTAAGAAGGCTCTCCTCCCGACGCAATATTGAAAGTAAGGGCTGTCGAAGAGAAAGTGTCATTACTGCCTACCGTAAATGTAGCTGGGGTATCTTGAGCAGTCGTAACAAAGTCTGTAATCGTGTCTGATATAGGGGCAACTGTGATTCCTACGGGGAAGATCTTCTTGCCAAAGTCCCCGTTAAGTTCCACATTGAAAGAGTCCACCCCAAAGTAATCAGTGTTTGGCGTGTATTCCCATGAGCCTGTCGCCGTAACCACTCCGTCTGCATTGGTTGTCAGCTTAGAGAGAACGCCTGTGGCAGTGCCCTTATCAGGAACGCTTGTGGTGATACTTGTAGCGCCTGCGGGAATGTTCTTAATAGTAATATTCTTAGATAGAACATTGTCTTCGTCGGTAGTGCCCACTAACATAGCGTCTTCGATAGAGTACGCGCTGTCGGTACACACCTTCGAAAAGATCTCGCTTCCATCCAATTCAGCAAACTGAATACAGGCTTTATCGATGATCTTGACGTTGGAAGTTGTGTCCTTATAGAGAGTAATCCTCATCTCAAAATCTAAGGTGTAGATGATAGATCGTCGCGCTTCCAAAGCCGCTTCGTAATCATCTGAAAACGAAATACCCTGAAAGGTAATAGGTGTGTCTTCCTTTAGATCAAGGTCATCAATAGGCTTAATCGTTAGAGTATAGTTTGGCGTAAAGTATGGGAGGATCTGCTCTACGATCTGAAGCGCATCATCTTGGCTCTTGGCGTAGATGTTTAATGCAAACTGAACGTTATAAGGGACAGGGGCATATAACCTTTTGCCTGTACCATCCGAAGTGTCTGGATAGACTGGGCATGAGTTCATCTTAGGTATCTGTCGCCCTGCGTCGTAATTCATTCCAAGAATTTCGAAAGACATTCGAGGGAGCTTCACTGCAACTTGACGTTCAGCCAACTCCCCGCTTTGCATTTCATCCAGACGCGCAAGAAAGTCCCGCTTAGGCGCATAGCTTAAAGGCACCTTTTGCTGGCTAATGACATTACCCGAAGAGTTCTGTCGCATCACTTGGATGTCATTAAACAAGGACCCAAAGACAGCAACTGCCTTACGAATCCTTGCGTTGTAGAAATATCCTCCAAACATTATGGGTCTCCGAACGGATTGGCTTCGCTAAAGTCGATGAAATCGATTGTCCCGCCCTGTTCCGTTGTATTGAAATTGTCGTTCATTGCTTCGGTCTGAAGGTCTTCCTCGAATACTGTTGGCACACCTACCGCAAGCGACTCAACGCCTGTAATGTCTGCCGTTGTTGTCCACTCGTGGTAGGTCCCATCGGTAGCGCCATAGTGAGAGATATGAATCTTGGTCTCACTTCCGCTTGCATCAATGTCCACGACTTCACCTTCCATCGTGTAAGAACCATTGTTCTGAGTGACATTCTCGCCAATCTCAAAGGTACCTGTGATCGATGACATAGTGACGATCTGTGCATACGCCGCTCTTGCTTCAATAACGTCAACGTCATAGCGTCCTGTATCGAAGTCTTCGTCGTTGTAATCAAAGAGTTCTGCCCGAAGCCTAAACACAGGAAGATCTTTCAACTGATAGAAAGGAGACTCATCCTCGACCTTAGTGATCTCAAAGATAGATCCACTGAGCTTGAGAAAGATCAAATCGCCTTCTCTGGGACGGTAGTAAGGCTCATTGTCTCCTGCCTCGTTGACCGCAACCCTGTTTAGGAATCGTCTTCGGCTAACAATAAACGTACACGCATCTCGTATTTCTACCCCGAACTTTGCAAAGAGATCTCCGTCTCCATCAAAGCCTTCGATATTCTCAACGTACATTTCCAAGGCATAGGCACGGTCATATCGAGACACACTGTCATCATCAAAGATGGTGTCTCGATTAACGATCTCGCGAGGTATGTAATACGTTTCCTGACCATAAATCTTCATAGACTCTGTGATCAGGTCCTCATAGAGATTCTGTTCGCTTGTTTTACCCTGCGTGAAATAGAGATTAGTAGGCATGGGTTATCCTATGAAGAAATCAACTGGAAATTCGTTTTCTTCCCGAAGTCTTTCTTCGAGGCGCTCCATTTCTGCGGTAGCGTCTTCAAAATACTGCCGACCATTCATGGTTACACCGCCGGGTAGGGTCATCCCCTCAAATTTCATCATGTTCATTCCCCACTGTTGCTTGATCAGTTGGGTCGTGTAGTTCTTGACGAATTTGTCGTTGTACACCTCATTGAAAGAGTCGGGATCTACAATCGCCAACACTTCAAATAAGATGTAGTCGCCCTCTTTAAGGTGGTTGATACCCGCAGTATTGAAATCCCCAAAGATGTACAAACGGCTTTGGTGACGCGAATAAGTGACTCTTGGATCACCCTCAAAAATCTGGTCAATGAAATCAAGGTATTGCTCGACTTGGTAGTAGTAGGACATGCCACCCGCAAAACCTTGTAAGTCGCCAATGCTCTGGAGCATCATCTGATATTTCACATCAAACATGTTCACGCTAGAGAACGTTCGATTGAAGGGGAATACCTTGGTGACGTAGAGCACACTACTTGGAACTACTATGTACTCATTAGCAATGTCCTGAGCCGTGATCTGGTGTGTGAGGTACGTTCTATAGGTCGCGTCTCCGTGATACTCTTGGAATAATTGAAGAGCATCATCTACCTTGTCCTCGATCTGTTCATCATCGATGTTTATTTCAAGAACAGGAGCACCCAATCGCCGTAGGCAAAAGTCTATGAGTTCCTCTCGTGTTGTTGGCTTCGCCATTGAAGTCGTCTCCGTTTATTGTTCTATTTATGTTCTTGTGCGGTAGGTATTGGCGGCTTTTCGTGGATAAACTACCCCAGAAGTACCTCTTATTCCTCGATAACTCCTAGTGTCTACAACGCCAGATTCAGGTCTAATCTCTGTTCTCTTGAACGCTACCTTGGGAGTTTCGTTTGCTTCGTATTGATCGGTAGTAGGCCAGTCGCCTGCACCGTTAAAGGTCTCCCCAATAGCTCTATTGAGTAGATCTGCTTTAGCTTGAGCGGGAGTGTAATCTGGATATCTTTCGAGGATCGTAGCCAACATTCCTGCAACTTGGGGTGCCGCACACGAGGTTCCATTGAACTGATTCATGTAATAGCTGGAGTTGCGGTCGTCAGAGATAACACTGCCCATAAAGGTGGCGTCTGCATTAAGACCCGCAGTACATCCATCCCCATAGGAATAAATGTCTACCCCCTCTCCTCGAACGGTATAGAAGACAGGTTCTTCGCCTGTGCCAGTAGCAATCCCACTTACACAGCCCACATTGATACCAGCGTCACCACAGAATCCCTTAGAGTGGTGCTCGACTTGTCCGTCTGTTACGTTGCGAAAGAAATACTGAGACTTCTCAGAATTAGTACTACTCTTGGACAGCGTGTTGGAGTTTCCCGCAGACGCTATGATGTGGATTCCGTCCGCAATAGCATCCTCTACATCTGAGATAACAGGCAGATAGTCATAACTAATGATTACACGTCTGTCACCCAATCCGTTGTAGTTGTTGCTAATGCCCGATGAGACAAAGATCTTGGCGTCTTCCATCTCTTGGTTAGTCAATTGATTTGACGTGTTGCCGTTGTCACCATAGGTCGCAGAAGGAGTTTCCGCGTAGTAAGGCCAAGTAGTACCGTCTGTAGCCAGAATATTAATGTAACCAAAGCTACAGTTAACGATAGTTGGGTTCTTACATCCTGTGTCAGCATTAATAGACTTGGCGTTATGCCATGCTCGAATGTAATCGAACAAGGTGAATGCAACTGTGCTTGTCACATTGCCCAGAGTTACCTGTGTGTTTGAGTAACAGCAGATGTTGTAGACGTTTGCGTTAGGAGCAAATCCTTGACGGTTGCCTGCGGAGATACATGCCACCGATGCACCGTGCTGTTGATTCTCCTGAAAATTTTGGTCTGTGTTCGAGGTATAGGGCGCGTAGTTGTAACCGCTGTTGAAAAAATACGCACTAGACGTACCCAATGATGGGTTCATACCTTGTACGGTTGCGGTGTACTGGGACCAATCTTCCTGAACAACTCGTGTGCCTCCTGTCCCATCTGCATTGATCTGCATTTCAGGGTGAGCAGGATCTATATGACCATCACACACCACAATATCCACATTACGTCCTGTGTCTGTGAAGGTGATTGACCCTGATAGCTCTTCGTTAGAGGTGCCCACAGAAGTCCAATTCAATTGGTTGGCGTCGTCTGTCAATAGATTACGGCTTCGGTACAGGTTCCAGTTACGTGAGTCTGTTCCATTAGGAGCCGCAAAGTCTGACTTGTCATACACACCCGATGTAGTAAAGGCGTGTCTCTCGATCTCAATACCTTCTGTCTTAGAGACGCCTCGAACCCGTGTATCCTGTCGAAGGATCTCTACTTCTTCGGGTGTCAGCATGTAATGTGTGTTGCGCGAAGTAGGGCGCTGGGCATTAGAACCTACAGCGCGATTAGGAATATAGAGAGACCCACCCTCTGTTTCCATGTCATCATAGAAGTCGGCTAGGTCCTCGTGTCTCCATAATGTGACAATATACTCTTGTTGCACATTAGCTCTCCAAGGAAACGTATTGAAGGGTAATGGTTATGTTTGTGGTGCCACCCGAAATGTTGGTTAAGGAAATGTTGGCGTTAGCATCATCTACTGAGTTCCATCCTATGACAGCGGGAGCCAACTTTATGGTTTCGCTTCCCGTGGTAATGACTTCTGCAATAACACCCGCAGTAGGAGAAGGATCATCCGTAATTAAACGAGAAGCATCCGCAGTCCTTGAAGCGGCATCAACATAAACCCGTACCCATGAGGCGGCACTTGTAGTGATGTTTTGAAGGATATAAGACGGTGCAGTCGCCAAAGTAAAGTCTGTCTTCTGATCGTCAGTTAAGGATGGCAAAACTGTAGAGACAGTCGCTCGTGATGAAAGACCTGCTCCACTGTTAGTAATGGTCAATGTGTCTGTGGTGTCGTCTGTCGTAAGAGTGATTCCAGTTCCACCCACAATGGTTAAGGTGTCAGATTCCACATCCGCATCAATATCGTTCTGACCTGCGACTGCAATCTTGGTGAACTTATTACCTGTGCCACCGCCACCACCCGACTGATCGGTAAAGCTAAATGAGCCATTACCATTAGTGGTTAATACTTGACCATTCGACCCATCACCTGTCACATCGGTCAGTTCTAAGAGACGGAAGAAACCATCACTTCGCATGAGTTCAATCGTGCCAGTCATGCCACTGTGATTGGTACACAGATATCCCCAATCAGGACCCTCTAAGCCATCTGGAATCTTCCAATAGAGTGTTCCGCTACTCTTACCTTGGGCAGAGGCTCCTGTGGACACAGTACCATTAGATGAAACGTGGATTACACCGACATCATAGGAGCTTCCATTCTGACGAATACCGAATGGATGACTAGGGATAAGGTCTAAATCAAAGGCAATGGTGGTACCTGCGTGTGCATGGATGGTGGGGTTATCGACTGAGCCATATTGGTCAAAGCGATATGCCTGAGATCCATTAGAGGTCACACTGATACGAGTCTGTGCTTGATATGCAATCTTATCGATGTCGATATTAGCTGTGGTGGCATCGCTTAATTGATCAAATGAGGTTGCCCCGCCTCCACCACCGCCCGGTGCTACTGTCGTATTGACCCATTGTGATAGTGAAGCGTTATATTGGAGGTACTGATCATCCACAACGCCTGTCAATGTAACGTCAGATAGGTCGTTTAATTCTGCAACTAACGTAGGACCTCCAGCATTACCCGCAGATATACCATTGTTTCCCCACAGTAATCTTCCTGCGGAGTCATAGACAACAAAGGATCTGCCTTCACTATCAAGCAAACGACCGCCTGCCGAACCTATCTGTAGATCTCCTCCAACAAAGG